AAATCAGGGCAGTTGACAGTAGCTTTAGGCTGTATAAACTCAATGGCTAAGGTCGGTCAGGTGATGTCTTGAGCATATTAAACAGAGAAGGCTCTGTCTTAGATCATATTGGTAGCCATTACACTGAAATAGATACACAAGAGTTAATAACAAGAATTAGAAATGACTTGCACCCTCAGCAACAGTTGTTTTTTGACAATAAAAAAGAAATTGTAGGATTATCTGCTGGTTATGGTGCAGGAAAAACTAGATCTCTTTGTGCTATGGCTCTAAAGTTAGCTGCACAGAACATAGGATTTATTGGTGCAATTCTTGAACCAACTAATGTTTTAATTCGTGATATATGGCAAACAGATTTTGAGCAGTTCCTTGAACACTATGAAATTCCTTACACATTCAGAGCATCACCACTTCCAGACTATACTTTGCATTTCCAAGAAGGAGACTCAAAGCTCCTTTGTAGGTCATTTGAAAACTATACCAGAATCATAGGTCTAAATTTATCTCACGTTTTGGTAGATGAAATAGATACTGTTTCACCAGCTATTTGTGATAAAGCTTTCCCAAAAATATTAGGACGATTAAGAGCTGGTAATGTTAGACAGTTTTGTGCAGCTAGTACACCAGAGGGATTCAGATGGTTATACAACACCTTTGGTACAGATGAAGCAAAAGAAAGGACTGATAGGCAGCTTATAAAGATGAGGACAAAGGATAATAAATTTTTGCCTGATGACTTCATTGAGCGCATGCAAGCCAATTATGACCCATCAATGCTGGCAGCTTATCTTAATGGAGAATTTGTAAATTTAACTACAGGAATTGTGTATTCTAGATTTTCTAGAGAAAAAAATATTATTAATGTTATGCCTAATATCGGATCAGAACCTCTTCGCGTGGGTATAGATTTTAATATTGGCAACATGAATTGTGTAATAGGTATTATTCAAGATGAAAAATTGTTAATATTTGATGAGATTAGCGGGAGTCACGATACAGATTCTATTGCCCAGACTATACAGGCCAGATATCCTATGAATAAGATTTATGTCTACCCAGACGCAAGCGGAGGTAACAGAAGCACAAATGCCAGTCAAACAGATATACAAATTTTACAGGGATATGGTTTTAGCAATCAAAGCCCCCGTAGCAACCCGCCAGTCAGAGATAGGGTCGCTTCCGTACAGGCTCTGTTATGTAATGGGAAAGGACAGGTACGTCTACAAATCCATGCCAGTTGCAGAAAGTTAATAGAATCCTTGGAACTTCAGTCATACAACGAAAAGGGAGAACCTTGCAAGGATTCAGGATACGATCATATGGCCGACAGTTTAGGTTATTTAATTTGGAGAGAGTTTAATCCATTGTTTGCTAGGTCAGGCAAAGCTTCAGGAATTAGAATATATTAAGATCATGCTAGTATTGAGGCCAAAAACGTGTACAGTTCCCTAAATATTTACGACCAACAATTAACTATAAAAGCTAGAACTGTAGACTCACCAAATGCAGCCTATCAGCGCATGGCAATATTTTGGCCCTTAATAGAAGACCTTTTAGAAGGCTCTTACAAAATAAAGCGAGAACATAGAAAATATTTATTTCCAGAACCAAGAGAAAATACAGAAAGTTATGACTCAAGATTAAATAGAAGTGCTGTTGTACCTTATTTTCAAAGAATTGAAAAGATGTTGGCTGGTATGCTTACTAGAAAATCTGTAAGACTTGATGATGTATCTGATTTAGTAACAACTCAGCTCTTTGATGTTGACCTTGAGGGAAATGATTTAAATGTGTGGTTATACAATACGGCAAGAATAGCCATAGCATTTGGTCATGTAGGAGTTTTAGTTGATGCTCCCAGAGATGCCGAAAAATCTAGACCTTATTGGGTAACATACAAACCCAGCGATATATTGGGATGGAGGACAGAAATTATAGATGGCACTAGAGAACTCACACAAGTGCGATTATTGGAAAATGTTGTAGAGCCTGATGGTAAATATGGAGAAAAAACTATTACACAAATAAGAGTTTTAGAACGTGGTAGATACGAACTGCACAGAAGAGATGAAAAAAAAAGTGAATTTAAATTATATGAAGAGGGAGAAACTAGCTTAAAAGATAAAATACCTTTTTCAGTTGCTTATTCCAACAGGACTGGATTTTTTGAGAGTCGAAGTCCTTTGTATGACATAGCAGAGTTAAATCTTAAACACTATCAAATGAACTCTGATCTGGATAATATTTTGCATATAAGTGCAGTACCTAATTTAGTAGTTTATGGTTATCCAAATGCTGATGAGATAACTACAGGCCCTAATGAAGCCTTGTCTTTACCTCCAGAATCTAGAATGGAATATGTTGCACCATCATCAGACAGTTACGAAGCTATTTTTAGAAGGCTTGATGATTTAAAAGAGCAAATTAATACTTTGTCATTAGCTGCTGTTCTTGGTCAAAAACTTGTTGGAGAAAGTGCAGAAGCAAAAAGAATAGATAGATCACAGAACGACAGCACTCTCATGGTATTAGCTCAACAGATGCAAGATTTAATAGATAACTGTTTGCAATTTCATAGTGAATATCTAAATGAACCCAAAGCTGGTACTTGCGCTGTAAATAGAGATTTTGTTTCTGCTAGGTTAGATCCACAAGAAATAACTGCTTACTTACAGTTGTTTAATTCTGGAAGTATCACACATGAGACTTTGTTGACACGTTTAAATGAAGGGGAAATTCTTGGTGATGATTTTTCAGTAGAAGAAGAATTAGAAAACCTTCAGAATGGTGGTCTTAAGGAAGTAAATACTTCAGAGTTACCAAATGAAGAACCAGCAGATATAGAAGATGACGAAGATGACGAAGATGACGAAGAAGAGGACGTATGATAAATGAGTATCCCAGAGGTATTTTTTAGAGAAACAATCCACTTAAACAGATATAGCAATGCAGTCTCTACGAAGCTAGTTGAAAACTATGCTTTAGTTATTATGACAGCGACTGAAAAGCTTAAAAAAATAGATTTACGACAACAAGCCGCAGACGCTGGGGTAGTTATTGCACCTCAAACTAGAAAAAGATTAAGAGCCATAATTAAACAATCAAAATTAAGTATGGATACTTGGGCCAAAGACGCGACTAAGCAAATGATAAAAGAAATAGAAGGTCTAGCAGAAGTTCAAACTGGATTTATCGAAAATGAGTTAAAAAAAGCAGTAAAGTCAGGTGATATACCTATTAATTCTGTTGCTGTTCATAAAAAGTATGCAACCTCTTTTGTTAAAACAGATCCAACACAAATAAATATTTTTACCAGTAAACAATTTACAGAAGATGATTTTATTAAATTTGGTTCTGGAAAGTTTGAATTAACCGCAAGACAGGGAGCAATGCAGACACTACCTAATGGGCAGACTGTAGAAAAAGCTTTTAGAGGTATAGCAAAAAGTCAACAGGACATCTTGGCTAACAATATAAGAGTCGGAGTCTTTAGTGGTGAATCAACTCAAGATATAGCAAAAAGACTTGTAGGAAGATTGACATTTGATGTTAAAGGTAATGCTAAACAAATTGCTGCAGCTGGTGGAGAATCAATTAAAGTTGCTGCACATCAAATCCAAACAATAGTAAGAACTTCAGTAAATCAAGTACAGAATCAGGCATCACAAGCGGTATATGCAGCAAATAGCAAAGTTGCCCCTAGATATGAATATGTTGCAACCTTAGATAGTAGAACAAGTAATATTTGCAAACGATTAGATGGCCGTAAGTTTAAATACAACAAAGGACCAACACCACCTCAGCATTTCAACTGTAGATCTACAACTGTTCCTGTCGTTGATTATGAAGGACTAAGCAAAAGAAAAGGATTTGAGGATTTACAGGTGCCACCTAAAGGCAAAGTTGTTACCAGACCTTCAGGAGAGGGGACTGGTAGAGTACCACAAGACACTCAATATGGTGACTGGCTTTTAGAACAAAATAAAAAACTAAAAATTAAAACATTAGGTAATGAAGAAAGAGTAAAATTTTTTGAGGCATTATCCAAAAGAGAAGGTTCAGGACAAGCAGCATTAAGAAAAATAATTAGAGATGATGGTTCACAACTTTCATTAGACAGGCTAAGAACACTTTATGGCAAACCATCTGCTATTAAAGCAAAGCCCAAGCCCAAGCCCAAGCCCAAGCCCAAGCCAAAAGCAGAAGAAATTAGAAGTTCAAAAGTTTTATCTACACCAAGTATTGATGAATATTTAAAAACTAATAATATAGCTAAATCTGCTCAAGAATTTGTCGATGATAGCTTTGATAGTATTGAAGCTTTAGGAGGAAGAGTCGCTGTTAATGTTAAGAAAATGAGAGACTATATGAAAAAAAGCGGAACGATTAACCATATTAATATTTTAGGAGACAGGTGGAATTACAATGAATATTTTGAACGAATAATTGTCAAAAATAGAAAATTCT